TGCCGAGTATGGTCAAGAAGTATAATTTGCGGTATACACGGTCAACATCGTTATTGACGGCCAGCGTTAAAGGCAAGGTCAATTATTTCTATATCTTCGGCGGGCGTGACGAAAGCAGTTACACGCTTATTCAGGGCATCACTTTGTTTGGGTGCTTATTCGATGAAGTGGCTTTGATGCCGCGCTCATTTGTAGACCAAGCCATTACAAGGTCATTATCGGTTGACGATAGCAAGTTGTGGTTTAACTGCAACCCCGAAAGTCCCAAGCATTGGTTTTATACCGATTGGATACTTGACGCGGAACGGCATAACGCGAAACACCTGCATTTCCTACTTGAAGATAACCCGTCATTGACAGACAGGGCGATTGAAAAGGCAAAGCGCAGTTTTGTGGGCGTGTTTTATGACCGTTACATTCGCGGGTTGTGGGTTACTGCCGAGGGATCGATATATCGCATATTCAGTGAGCGGGAAGATGAATACAAGGTTGAGGACCCGCGCGATTTGATTGAAGTCAATATAGGCGTTGACTTCGGCGGCAGTGGTTCGGCTCATTCGTTTGTTGCAACTGGGATTACAAGGGGTTATCATTCGTTGGTCGCGTTGATAAGCGAACGGCACGAGAACAAAGACCATATTATTGACCCCGATGAATTGGGGAAATTGTTTGTGGCGTTTGTCAATCGTGTTGTTGCGTTACACGGCGTTCCGCGTGCGGCCTATTGCGACAGTGCAGAGCAAACATTGATTGCGGGATTGCGTGCGAGTTGCAGGACAGGCGGTTGCGGTTGGCTGAAGATTGAAAACGCATTGAAAACGACGATCAACGACAGGATAAAGTTTACGCTACGACTTATGGCGCAAAACCGTTTCGGGTATGTGCCGCATAACTGCGAGAGCTTAGCGGGCGCGTTGTCAACGGCAGTCTGGGATAGCAAAGACCCAACAAGTGATAGAAGATTAGATAACGGCACAAGCGACATTGATACGCTGGATGCTTTTGAGTATTCCTTTGAGCGTCAGATGTCACGATTTATGCGAATGGAGTGATACGGTGGAATATACGAAACTTGTCGCTTGTGTAAATCAAGCGTTGAAATTGGTTGGCATTGACACGAGTGTTTGCGTTGACAGCGATATGGCAAGGGCTATTCAAGAGTGGTGCGCGATTTATGAGGGTAAGCCGTCGTGGTTATCTTCGGCAGATGGAATTAAGACCGCGAATGTCGGGGGCGCGGTATCGGCTGAACTTGCGCGGTTGACAACACTTGAAATGCAAGCAAGCGTATCTGATGAAATGCTTGACGCGGTATTGCAGGGTTGTATTGAGGGATTGCGAACAAAGATTGAATTCGGTTGCGCGTTGGGTTCGATGGCGATAAAGCCGAATTACAACAAAGCGACTGGACTTATGGCGGTTCAATATATTCGTGCGGATGCGTTTGTGCCGATATCCTTTGACGATGGGGGTAATATAACACAATGCGCGTTTATTGAGCAAATGCGAAAAGGCAAGATGATTTACACCAGGTTGGAACTGCATAGGGTTTATGGTGATAAGCTCACGATTGAAAACCACGCATATCTATCAACAACCGGTGTAAACTTTGGAACTCCGTTGGCAATAGCAGACATTCCCGAATGGGCGGACTTTGCAGATATTGCCGAATTTAACACAAACAAAATTCCAGTGGGGTTGTTCCGCGTACCGTTAGCAAATACGGTATCGAGCGAAAGCCCGCTCGGTGTATCTGTTTTTTCACGGGCGATTGATTTGTTGGAAGAAGCGGATAGACGATATTCGAACGAGTGCTGGGAATTGGAGAGCAAACAAACGGCGGTACATATCGCATCGGCGTTATTGAAACTCAATCAAGACACAAAGCAATACGAATATCCGCAGAACAGGCAACGGCTATATCGTGCGTTAGATTATTCAGTTGGAGTTACGGATAAACCGATGTTGGATGTGTTCTCGCCTGAAATTCGCATAGACGCAATGAAGCAAGCGTATCAAGCACAGTTACAACGGATTGAGTTTGCTTGCGGATTGTCGTATGGAGTTATATCGGATTTGTCGATTGTTGAAAAGACTGCTACGGAAATCAAGAGCGGGAAGCAACGCTTATATGCCACAGTCACAGATTTGCAAAAAGCATTAGAAACTGCGTTACGCGATTTTGTTGATGCGATTGCCTTTTGGCTGGGCAAGACCAATTACACGGTTTCGTTTGTGTGGGATGACAGTATAATCACGGACAGCAACGAGTTACGCATAGCGAAGATGCTTGAATTCAATTCGGGGTTGATTGACGCGGTACAGTTTTATATGGATGTTTGGGGGCTAGACGAAGAAGCGGCGATTGAATTTGACCGCAAAATCAAAGAGCGAAGCCCTGCACCTGCAAGTATAGACTTTTTCGGTGGTGGTGAATAATGTTATCGCGTTCGGAAATCGCAAAGACAATCACAGGCATCGAGGAAATCTACACCAAGATAGAGGATGATATGCTCCGCAATATCGCAAAGCGGTTGAACGCGGTTGACGATATTACGACGGACAATTTGGGCGCGTGGCAGTTGCAAAAACTCAATGAAGCGGGCGGGTTGCGGAAAGACAACATCAAAGCCATTGCGAGTATGAGCAAGAAGTCAGAAGCGGAACTGACGCGGATTATCACTGCCGCGGGTTATCGGTCAGTATTGGAAGATGATAAGATATACAACGCGGCGTATCAGGCGGGCGCGTTACCGACAAAGCCGGTTATAGCAAAGGCATCACCGAAAGTCAACGCGGTATTGGAAGCGGCGATACGGAACAGCAAAGGCACCTTTAACCTTGTCAACACCACGGCAATTGAAAGCGCAAGCGCAAAGTATATTATGGCGGTAAACAAAGCATATATCGAAACGGCAACGGGTGTAGTCGATTATCGGACGGCCATAAATCGTGCGGTCAAGGAGATTGCAGACAGCGGGATAAAGGGCGCGACATATGTTTCGGCATCGGGCAGGGTTACGACAACGACGCTTGATGTGGCTGTGCGGCGTTCGGTGTTATCAACATCGAGCAAATGCGCGGCAGATATGCAATTAGCAAGGGCTGACGATTGGGGCGTTGACCTTGTCGAGATTTCCTCACACGCCGGAGCAAGACCAAGCCACGCAGAATGGCAAGGGCAGATATTATCACGGAGCGGTAACCACAAAAAGTACAAGCCGTTTAGCATTACAAGATATGGCGAGATTGACGGATTGGGTGGTGTGAACTGTTCCCATGTGTTTTATCCGTTTATCGAGGGTATTTCAGAGCAGACATACAAGCCCGTACCAGAAGAAAAGAACGAGCAAGCGTATAAAGATAGTCAAAAGCAACGCGCTATGGAGCGGGATATCCGCAGGGAAAAGCGCAGGGCTGCGATATTAACAGACCCCGAAGAAATCAAAAAGACCAACGAAATGATAAAGCAAAAGCAAATGAAATATAGAGATTTTAGCAAGAGCGTTGGCAGGGTTCCGCGTCCAGAACGGACGCTTGTAGTACAGTAATTAGCAGAGATGCTTATTATATCATTACGCGCGCACAAGCGACATTGTGCTAACCCGCCGTGAAGAAAACACGAAAACGCATCGTAGGGTGAAAGGAGAAAAATGAAAAGGGAAGATTTGAAGACACTCGGATTGACTGACGAGCAAATTGAAGCGGTAATGGCGGCAAACGGCAAAGATGTTGAGAAGTTCAAAGCGGAAGCAGAGGCGACCAAAACGCAACTGACCGAAACGCGCGAAAAACTTAAATCGTTTGATGGCGTGGATGTCGGCAGTTTGCAGGGGAAGGTCAAGGAATTGTCTGACGCGTTGACGCAAAAGGACGCAGAATGGCAAGGCAAGGTCGCTGACATTGAATTTCGCTCATCTTTGGAACGCGCAGTCGTTAGCGCAAAAGCGAAAAACGCAAAAGCGGTTATGGCGTTGCTTGACCTCGACAACCTCAAAACAAGCAAAAACCAAGAAGCGGACATAACATCTGCGTTGGAAACCGTGAAGAAAGAGAACGCATACTTGTTCGATGCGGATCAGCGCGTGACGGGCAAGACCGCCGGCGCAACTGAAGCCAAAGGCGAAACCAAAAATGAAACAGTGAACACCGCTTTGAGGGCGGCGTTCGGAAAAGGAGAATAATAATGAGCATTATCAGCAGAGACAAAGCG